CACTACTTCCAGCAACAAACCGATGACTTCTATACCTACTACGGTGCGGAGACCTACACCTTCATCACCTATGGACTTTGGGGTGGTTACTCTCCCGATGCACTTGGTGACAAGCTCATTGAAATCAAATGTCCTTTTAATTCAGGCAACCACTTGCAAAACTTCTTCATCAAAAACAACGAGCAACTTAAGAGCAAACGGACGGAGTATTATTGGCAAATGCAGATGGGAATGATTGCAACCGGGTTGACCGAAGGGATATTTGTTTCCTACGATCCACGAATGCCCGAAGGCAAGAAGGTAACTGGAACGCTCATCACTTTGGACGAGGACTCGCAAGAAATCATTGATGAAAAGTTGACATACGCTGGAGAACTATTTTTGTCAATCACAAAATAAATGGTTCATTCACAAAAAGATTTGTAAAATAAATTTGCATAAGTGAAAAATATGTTGTTAGTTTGATTTATGGCACAAATAGCAAAACACACAGCTTATTTTCTTATCAACGAAAAAGGAAATTTGGAAATGGTCACCTACGCACCAGACCAAAATTTAAGCGGACAAAAAGCATCGGATTCTTATGCACTTGCACAAGGGTTATTTGTAGATGGAATTTCACACGAACTTTGGCTTACTGATGTAAAATGCCATAGAGTGGTTGGAACGCCCAGCGGATTACAAACGATTAAAGATTTAAATTGCAAAATAATTGCAAAAAAAACTTTCAATTGGGATATGTCAAAGCCAATGGGACAAAGACAAAGCGACTTGAAAAAGTCAAGCAAATGGGATGAGTGCTTTAATTTTTACAAAAACCAAAACTAAACTATGACACTTGACATTATTTATCCAATCATCTTGACTCCCATCGCATTTGCGGTGGGCTACGGAATCCACGCATTCCGCAAGTCAATGAAGCAAGAACTTCCCGAAGCCAAACCATATGAGTTTGAGAGGGACGAGTACAATCCTGACTTTGACCAATTCAGTCAGGCAATTTTTAACCACAAATTCTACAAAGGAAAAGCAAAATGACAACAACAATACTATTTGGATTGACATTCGTCCTATTGGTGTACAAGGTGTATGCTGATGAAAAGAAGTCACAAAGTTACTTGGAAGAAATTTATCGTCTACATCGGATGAATACCGAATTAGAAGGTGAACTTTGGCAGAATCGCATTACTTTGCAAACTGCCACCAACCAATTGAACTTGGCGAAAATGAGTCACGAGAAAACCAAGCAAGAGCTTGAGGACAAGGCGAGGACTTGGGAGAACCAGTATAACAATCTAAAGGACAAGAGCAATGTTAAAAGCAAAGGTGGTCAAGGCAACAATTAACTTTATCACCAAATGGCGTGTGTACTTTGCTGGTGAGTTACTCGCCACATTTGAGAGCGAACAGGATGCACACGATTACGCTAAATTCATAAACGAACAATGAAGAACCTACTCATCATTCTATCTGTCATCGCAAGTGGTATCTTGTATGGATGGACAATTGTCAACTATCCTTTGACCGGGCAGTTCATCGCTGGGTTTGTTGGATGTTTGTTTTTGTTTTTAATGGGCATTGCATATGTTACCAAAAAAAAGTGATTACAACCTGATGTGGGCAATCGCCATCCTTCGTGAGGACTATCACCATTGCTGGAGATTAATCGCAGAGCGTATGGGGTGCAGCGAGTGGAAAGCCCGTTATCTTTATTCACGGATCAAAAAGCAGTATAAACTATGAATCAAATCAAATTAATTGTGCATCGGTTGTTGGAAGAACAACCAGCACTCCGAGACAATGACAACTTGCTGATGTCAACAATTTGGAAGCAACAATCCAACATCTTCAACTTCTTTCATCGGTTTGAATCCGGGAGATTACATTCCCCTGAATCAATCCGCAGAACAAGACAAAAGATTCAAGAGGACTATCCACATCTGCGAGGTGAGTTGTACGAAGCACGACAAAAACATCAAGCGAAAGTCAAGGAAGAACTTGGTTACAAAATATAGATTTGCTATATTTGTATACTTAACAGGCAAGGGGAAGTTGCCGATTGTTAAAAGATATTTGCCCTTTTGTACTTGTTTCGCTTCCCCCGAAACGGTACGATGGGGCTTTTTTTATGGCTAAAGATAAAACATCATTCATCCTGTATTGTGACCAACAAGGTCTATTCAACAAGTTACCTGACGAGATTGCTGGTAAATTAATCAAACACATCTTCGCTTATGTGAACGATGAAAATCCCATTGCTTCGGATTTGTTATTGGAAATTGCATTTGAACCAATCAAGTTGCAACTCAAAAGAGATTTGCGGAAATATGACGATTACATTGACAAACAACGGCTGAACGGTGCTAAAGGTGGCAGACCATCAAAACCCACTGAAACCCAAATAACCCAACCCTTTTTTCAAGAACCCAAAAAAGCTGACAATGTAAATGTAACTGCTAATGATACTGATAATGCTACAAATAAAAAAGGTTTTGTCAAACCCACCATTGAAGAAGTTAATAACTATATGAAGGAAATTGAGTACAAAGGAGATGCTGAATACTTTATCAACCATTACCAATCAAACGGATGGGTGGTCGGTAGGTCTAAGATGAAAGATTGGAAATCTACCGTAAGGAACTGGAAGAAAAATGACAAAAACTTTGGAAAACAAACCGAACAAATATCAAACAAACCTAAACTTGCAACACTATGAGCAACGAAAGATTAATAATTAGCAACATACTTTACCACAACGACAAGCGTCACTACTTGCCACGAATTAATATGAATTGGTTTGAAGATACTTTGTGCAAAAAAATCGTTGGTGTAATTACACAGATGTATTTGAACAACGAAGCCATTGACTATCTCACATTGATTCCCCATTTTGAACGCAAGGAATTGATTGATGTCATCACGCTACAACAAAATGCAAGTGACATTGATTTGCGTACACACTTACTGACTTTAGAATACAACTACATCAAACGCAATTTAGTTGATAGGTTAACCCATTTGGACTTATCAAACGAGTTGCCTGATATGGTCAAGGACATTCAAAGCATTTTAGAAGAGACCACATTCTCAACACACAAAGAACCAGAGTCAATTGTCAAGGTGACAAACAAGGTTGTGGATCACATCGTGGAGAATAGTTTGAATGGTGGTGCGTTGACAGGCAAACAAACTGGATGGCGTTATCTTGACAAGTACATAGGCGGATACAACGAAGGGGATTTGATTGTCATTGCTGGGAGACCGGGTATGGGAAAAACTGCCATCGCTCTCACACTCACAAAGGATTTTGCAAAGCACAATTACAAAGCTTTGTTTTTGTCGCTTGAGATGAGCAATGACCAACTTGCCAAACGATATATTTCATTGATTGGTGACATAGAGAATTGGAAGATTCGCAACGGCAGATTGCAACAAATAGAAATTGACAAAGTCATCAACTCTGCAAACAACCAAACGATTGAGTTTTACATTGACGATGATGTTGACACATCTATCGCACAAATCAAAGCTAAGGCGAAGTTGCACAAATCACGCAAAGGACTTGACCTATTGGTGATTGATTACATCCAGTTAGTGAAGGGAACAAAAGCAAATCGGGAACAAGAGATTGCAGAAATCTCAAGAGGTTTGAAACTACTTGCAAAGGAGTTGAAAATGACGGTGATAGTCCTTGCCCAATTATCACGCAAAAGCGAAGAGAGAGCAGATAAACGACCTTTATTGAGTGACTTGAGGGAGTCGGGTGCAATTGAGCAAGATGCCGACATCGTAATGTTCCCATTCCGACCAAGTTACTATGAGCAAGAGAAACCTGAAGTTGAAGAAGCGGAGTTAATTATCGCAAAGAATCGCAACGGAGAGTGTTGCACCATCCCCACAACCTTCACAGGAAGTCGGACAATGTACGAGGAGAAGTGATGAACTACGAGATTAAGTCAATAGATTACCAAGATTGCAAAGAATGGTTTTTGAAAAAACATTATGCAAAGAGAATACCTTCCGTTTCCTATTGTTTTGGTTTATTTGAAGGCGTTGATTTAATTGGTGTTTGTTCTTTTGGAAGTCCACCGTCAAGAGCTTTGTGTATTGGTGTTTGTGGTGTTCATAATGCCAATAAAGTTTTTGAATTGAATCGTTTAATAGTCAATGATGGATTACCCAAAAATACATTATCATTTTTTGTAGGTAAATGTTTATCAATGTTACCAAATGAATTGATTGTTGTTTCTTATGCAGATACATCGCAAGGACATAATGGTTACATATACCAAGCAACTAATTGGATTTATACTGGGTTATCAGCAAAGAGAACGGAAAGATATGATGTTGATAATCCAAATAGACATTCCAAATCAGTAACCGACAAAAAGGGAGTTGATTATCAAAGTTTAGCCGTGAGAGAACGACCACAAAAACATCGTTATATTTTTTTTACTGGCAATAAATATGCCAAGCGAAAATTATTGTGTCAATTAAATTACCCAATTGTTGCTTATCCAAAAGGGGATAATCAAAGATATGATGCAAGTTACCAACCAACGACACAAACTAAATTACTATGAACCACTACCAAGAAACGCACAACCTAAAGCAAGAGATTCGCAGATTGCGTTTGACGATTCAACAACTGCACACATCACACGCACAAGAGGTCAAGAGATTAAAGAACGAAATACTCCGACCACGCTGCGACATTAACGACATAGAATCGGACTGGACGGATGCAATGAGAGTGGCTTGTCAAGTTTACGATGTCACACCTGACCAAATCGTTTCTCACAACCGCAAACAACACATCTCCTATGCACGGCATCTATTTTGCTATTTATGTAGGAAGCACTTGAAGATGACATTCGCTGGGGTTGGCAACATCCTTCATCGGGATCACTCATCTATCATTAACTCCACCAATGTTTACACCGACCTAATCCAATATGACCGAATCACAAGTCAACATTATACGAAAGCACTTGCCTTATTGGGTGATTACTTGCAAGAAAGGACTCACGCAGAGCATCTCCATCTACAAGACGGAGGAGGAGTTGTTGAGGTGTAAGAAAAAATACGAAAAAGATGGTTATATTTGTAGTATTGAAAAGAAAATTTGAACAAAGCCGACATCATATTGGAACTATCCAAAGCTGATTGGCTCACCCAAGCAACGAGGAATATCGCCAAAGACCGAGAGTTGGCAAGGGAGTTGTATCAATTCTACTTTTTGACTTTACTTGAGAAACCTGATGAGCAAATTGAGAAAATATACAGGGACGGATACATCCAGTTTTGGTCAATCCGTCTCCTTTATTTGGCTATCAACGGCAACCGGCATCCCTTCGGTAACTCTCGCATATATGACCAGTACGATGTCTATGAGCTTGACTTCGCTGAAGAACCTGACCTACTCCTTGAGAGAGAGGAAGAAGAAACAATTGAACTTGAACGAATCAACAAAATAAACCAAGTCACCGAGTCAGCATATTTCTATGAGAAGGAACTTTTCAAGATGTGGTGTTCAGGAATGTCCGCAAGGGCGATCCATAGAAAGACCGACATCTCCGTCCGTGAAGTGTTGAGGGTGGTTAAACTAATGAAAGAACGATGCACACAGAAATAATTGGAATTGCTTGTTTGGCAATCATCATTGTGAACTTCGGCAAACCAGCCGACTTGTTAAAACGCTATCTCTACGGAAACGAATACCACAAATGGAAGCGAATGAAACCCCTTGACTGTGCTTTCTGCCTATCGTGGTGGTTGGGATTGTCCTTCTTTTTATACACCTACGGATGGGTGGGGATATTATACGCATCCATAGCAACGGTGATTGTCGCACTCCTTGAAACTAAACTATGAGCAATATAGAATTCATCCTATCCCTTCAACCACTCTTTGATAAGTGGAAGCAAACCCAAGTGTTCCAACCAACTGGAGAGGAAGCAAACAAACTAAACGCAGTCCATCGTGAAATCTTTGGACGCAACTTGCCGAACTGCTCTACCTGTGTGACGGAAGCATTGCACTCACTTTTGATATGGGCA